TCATCTAACTCGTGAACTAAATCCTTAAATTTTTTCATCTACTGGTTGTTCCTGTCTGTTTAACCAATCTAATTGAACATCTAATCTTTTACCCTCTATAGCATCTTTTTGTTTGTCTACCATAGCTGATGCAAAAGCATTTGATGCACTAACATTGTCACCAGTTTCAAGTGAATTAATCATTTTTTTAATATCTTCTCTTGCCATAATTTATTTCCTCTTACATGGAGAAGTCGTCCTCTCCTTCCCCATCTTCTGCTTCGTCCTCTATTTGTTTATCCATCATCTCAATCTCTTCTTCGGATTGTCTGAGAACATTCTTTCTAACCCATTGTTGAGATACATATTTACCAACATACTCGTCTAGTTCTCTTAATGTAGTGACTCTTTCTCTTAGAATCTCTGCATCTTTCATTTCTACGAAGTGAGAATCTTTTTGATAATCAAATCGTATATTTTCCTTTTCGAGTTCCCATTCCTCAAGTGGTAAAATACCTTTTAATACCAGTTGAGTTTTAAGTATGTCAATAAACATACTACTAAACTTCATTCTGAGTCTATCTACAAATCGTGAAAACTTAACTTCATCTCTTGATATCTCAGTTGTCCTACCTAAAGAGAAACCACTTTCAGTTTCTAACCTAGAGATAGGTACATTTAAACTTCTGAACAGTTTTCTTTGGAAGTATATAATATCTTCTATTTCACCAAGGTTTTGTCCGCCTGGTAAGGTGGTAATTTCTGTTCCTCTTCCACCTTCTCTCCTAGGCAACCAGAAATCTTCTAACATACTCATATGTTTTCTGTCATCTCTGACTTCACCTGTATCTGCATTGTAGACTAGTTTGTTTTTGTATCTAGTCATAGTATCTGCAAGATACTGTTCTGCTTTTGCCTTAGGAAGGTTTCCTACATCAATGTAGAAAATTCTTCTTTCTGGAGCCCTTGATATCCTATAGATAACAAGTGCATCTTCCATCATTTTTAATTGGTTAGCAGCTTTCAATCCTTTGTGCATATAACCAATTATATTTTTTCTATATGCATCCATCATTCCAGATGTGCAATAGACAATTGCATCTGGTGATATCATAAGAGTTTGACCACCTGTAGTTCCATAACCTGTTTGATTCTTTTCAAATCCACTTTGGTTATAGGTATAGTACTCTTTAACTTTTCCTATGACCTCTACACCTTTTGCATTCTTTTTCTTTTCGACCTCTCTAACCTTTTTCATCTGGATAGGGTCAACCATTCTTAATCCAACAATACCTTTTTTAGTATTACTTGGGTCGACAAGTAAATGAAAGTACATCCTTCCATCTACATACCATTTTCTAAATATATCAGATGAGGTCTGATTAAATCTCATTAGTCTTAAGACCTCAGAGAACTCATCCCTCACCTTGGATTTAATTGAATCTGAAAACTTAGTTGCATCTAGATTGATACCAACCTGTGCATCTAAGTCATTATTAGAAATTGCTTCTTGGACGATATCATCGATTGCCATATCAACCTCTGGTATCAATGACATTTGTCGGTATCTTAGAATTAAATCTTGTTCAGATTTAACTCCACCTTCCATGTCAACGAATGTCCCTTGGGCCATTCCCCCACCCATTGCATAACCACCTTGCCCGATTTCAACAACCTGAGCTCCATCGTCATTAATGGGTGCAACAAAGGTAGGTGCTTTTTCCTCGTCGCTTTTCCTTTTTATTTCAAATCCAAATATTTCCATAATATATATTTATAACACTAAGAGAGAGAACTCTATTAAAGAGTTCTTTCCCAGTGTGAATAACTGAATGTCACATCAAAAGTCTGTATCTCGTCAGCAGTATCGTATGATAATTCGATATTGTTTAAAGTTTGAGGATACATGTTATACAACTCGTAAGTTGCAATAACACTATCGTCTCTGTTTAATTGAGATATAGTCGCTCTTGATACAAGATAATCTAGGTCTGTTGCACCAACACCAGAATCTAGTTCTTGAATACTTAACATCCATTCTTCTACAGCACTTCTGCTTGTAAAGTTTACATCGTTGATTATTGTGACTGTCCAATCTTCAAAAGTTCTATCCCCAGCTATTTTGAGTCTATGTCCTCTAAAAGGAACTTCGACTACTGGAAGGGTTGAGCCTGGAATCGCTGCAGTTTTGCACATAAATTCTATGTTCTCACCCATTCTAGGAATGTAAACTCTGAATCTGTTGGAACGAACTCCACCAGCAATCAACTGTGACTTAAATTCATCTATAGTTGCCATGTCTTACTCCTAGTTTCCATATTGGGTATTAGTAGCACCATATACTTCTTCAAATTCAACACCAGACCTAGCTGCAACAAAGTTTAGTGTGATGAAGTTGATACTTCTATTTGGTTTAACGAATATTGAAGCTTGGAATTGATTTGCATCCACCACTGATTGTGGGTTATTTGTTTCATCACAAATAACTTGGAAATCAACAACTCCTCGTCTTCCTTTAACTTGTCTTAAGAAAGGTTCAATCGTTGCCCTAAATTGAGCTCTTGTAAATGCATCGTTAAATTCAAATAATTGGAATTTAGCTGCAGTACTGATTGCTTTCTCCATAACAATGAATAATCTTCTAACATTAATTCTATCAAATGCACTTGCATTTGCAAGAAGAGTTTTGTCACCAAATAAAACTGTCCCTTGGCCAGGGAAAGTCACTACTGGATTAACTCTCTTCTTATATAGTGCATCTCTCTCAGACTGATTTGGATTGTAAGACAACTTAGTAATACCTAAGAATTGTCCTCTATTCATACCAGCTGGTGAGAACCATGCATCTCTAGATTGGTCTGTTCTTGCCATAGTACCTGCTGTATGTGAACATGCTGGTATATAACAGAAGTTATCTGTATACTTATCGTATTGATAACACCATGCAGAATCTAATACTGCATATGAACTAGATGTTAATGTTTCTGCAAAAGCTACAATTGCAGTACTTGAAGTTGCATTGTTAACACAATCTGACTTTCTTGGTGAAATGACTGCCATGCAATCTTTTCGTGCTTCACATATAGCAATTAAGTTATTTGCTTGTGTTGTTGCCTCTGCAAGAGTATTTACATCGTTGTTTGAACCATCATCACCATTAAGTGGGCCTGCAATGATAAAGTCAACATCTTCTGTTTCTGCATCACCAAGATATGTTGATGTTGCACTTTGTTTCTGTCCAGATGTTAAATTACTTCCATTTGTCCCATCAGTGAATGATTCTGTTATTGGTAGTGCATGTGTATCGAAAGCTGCACCTGCAGCTGCGAATGTACTACCTGCTTCTGATGTGTTTGCATTGTGGTTTGTCCAGAAGATGTAGTCTGAGTTAAATCGTATCTTATCTACATAGTAGTTTGAATTACCTTCTGGGTCTTTAGCATTAGATGCCATTGAAAGACCTTCGTATAATTCTAGTATTTCTCCAACGATTCCAGTAATTTCACCATCTTCGTCTTGTACTACAACATGTATTTCATCTAAAGAACTATTATTTGCAAGTGCATCTGGACTTGAGCCAGGTGCTTTTGTAAAGTTTTCTGCAAACTCCCATTCTCTGTTAACATTGACACCATTAGAAGGAACAGTCTGAATACCAGAAGTTCCATCTGTAGATAATGCAATTGTTAAAGTATTAGATGATATAGATTTTACTATGTACTTATCTGTTTGTCCAGCAAAAGTGATTAAATCACCAACTATAAAAGCTGCACCAGAAGCAACATCAAAAGAAGTATCACCAGCACTTATTGAACCATCTGATACTGTTGAAGCTGCAGTCTTTGAGAATGCATCTGCACTTGCACAAACTGATACTTTTAAACTATTACCTAAACTACCAACGCATCTCGCTGCAAAGTGACCTACATTAGAGGCTGCACTACCAGTGTGGTAGTTTGACTCATAGTAGTGAGTTGCATTTTTAATTAGTATTCCAGCTGAACCAGTCGTTGCATTTAACATTCCTGTACCTAATGCACGAACAACTTTTAAGTTATTTCCATATCTTAAGAAGTTTGCAGCTGAATAGAAGTGTTCTTTTTTCATACTTTCTACGAGGTGACCATCGTCTCCACTAGGTTCACCAAAAACACTAACTAATCTTTGTTCAGAACTAATAGTTCTAACTTCATCAACTGGGCCCCAACTAAATTGACCAACATAACCACCAATAGATGATGATACTGCTGGAACAACATTTGTCACATCGATTTCTCTTACCTGTACGCCAGGTGATACTTGAAATGCCATTTTAGTTTTCTCCCATAAATGTTTTATTTCTAAAACAAACCTTTTTTGATTTGTCCTTAGTATTTAGTATTTCTTTGATTTTAAAAAGTCCCATAATCTTCTTTCTGGTGTTCATCTACTGTCCATGTATCTCCACCTTCTCTAAATGTTTCATTTCTTGAATAGGTATTTCCATCCATAATACCTATTGGGACTATATCGTCTTCGATTTCTTTTTGTTTTTCTGCATATAACATAGATTTTAAGTCTGCACTTGACATGTCTTTGAATAGTGGTGTACTAACAAACCATGCAAACATTACACAATTCATTACCATATCATCATGACAACCACCATCTGCCTGCCAAGATTGTCCTTTTGATACAAAAGTTGCAAACTCCTGTATAGTATCTGTATCCCTTATGTATAGTTTATTTTCTTCCATTATATCTCTAAGAGCTGCACATCCTTGTGCTTTGACTTTTTGAGTCATTCTAACTCCTATTCCATCTGCTTTAACAGAACTTGTCATAAACATATTTTCATATTCTAGTTCGTAATATAATTCTCTACATACCATTGAACCTTGGTTATTATTTTCTACAATAATAAGTGCATCATTATACAACTTACCATATTTTGCACATATATCTGGTAATAACATAAGAGATATTAGATTATCTCTAAATGTTGCAACTTGTTCAAAGTAATCTCCATG